TAAGCCCAATATCTTATTTATAACTAATTGGTTCAGATAGCATAAATCCGTCTTTACCAATAGCATATGTTCCTATGCATTTATATACATAAGGAATGTATTCTTTAACAGGTGCTTTAACTATCTTACTGTTGTTCAGATAATTAGGTGCTTGCATAAACCCAAGGATGTTGTCTTCCATAATATATATTTTAAATTAAACAATGGTGTAAAGAAAGAAAGCAAAATACACAGTATATAAAGAAAAAAATAAATAAGGGATTACCCCTTATTTATGTTTAGCAATTAGGTCATACAAGAAGTTCTTAACTCTAGAGTTATTGTGGAACCTGCCTCCAAATAAGACTTTAGTCTTATCCATGTTTACATGGAATAGAAGTGATTCTTTTAGTTCAGGAAGTGTAGCTCTGAACTCAAGTACAATAGCTCTAGCTGATTCTATCTTGCAAGAGAATTTAACATCATGGTAATCAGTTCCTTTAATAGGTACTGCTATACCATAAGAATTAATACTATTGAAGTAAGGAAGATGTGTTGTTGGTTTTAAGTTTGTCATGATTTTAGATTTAATTAGTTAGTCCTAGTCATGGTCTAAGAAAAGAAAGCAAAACACACAGCATGTTTCTTTCCTGAAGAAAAACATTTTTCATAGCTAGATTTGGGTTGGCATGTGTGAAGCATGGGGGGTAGGGGGTTGAGGCTGCAAGCCGGGGGGTTGTTATGGTAAGACCCATTCCCCACTAATACATACATTAGGCCCCCACCCAAAAAAATAATTTTTGTAAATAATTTTTTATTGTGTATATTTATAGCATGGAACAAAACTTGCAGGGTACATTATCTAATACTCCTTTTACATTATATACTTGTCCTAATGGAGTTACATCTAAAGTTACTTCTTTAGACTTTAATAATCCAAGTGCTTATGGTATTACATTAGAAAAGTATAGTGGTAGTTTAGCAATTACTACTGTTATATATGATTTAACATTAGATGCTGGTGATTCTCTTATTGACAATGGTTTATACTTTATGGAACCCGGGGATAGTTTGATTGTCACATCTTCAATAGTAGGAACAACATATTTAATTTATTTAGTAGAATCTTAATATACAATGATACAAGTTATAACTAAATATGGTGCTATTAAAGCTCCAGCACCGGCATCATCTTCTGCAGTATGGGGAACTATCACTGGAACAGTAACAGCACAAACAGATTTAACTGGTTATATATCAAGTAATTTCTATCCTTTAACTAATCCAAGTGGTTACATCAGTGGGATAACTAGTGGAATGGTTACAACTGCTTTAGGTTATACTCCTGAAGATGTAGCTAATAAACAAAATTCATTAACTGTAGATGGAACTGGGTTTAAGTACCCAACTGTGGATGCTGTTAATGTTGGATTGGCAACTAAAGGCGGTAAATCTACATTAGATAATTTAATAAAAAGTGGTGTTTATATGCCACACAAACTTGGATATGCCTCAAGGTCACACACTGCTGGTATAAATGGACTTTTAATGTCTCAAAAAATGAGTGGTAGAGATACTTGTATAGTGACAAGTTTATCTGTATGGTGTTTAACTGGAGTTGCTGGTGGTAATGTTAGATTAGCAATTTATTCAGATTTAAATGGATTACCAAATACTTTAATAATTGAAACTGGAAATATTGCTTGTACAAGCTCAGGATTAAAAGAAGGTGCAATCTCAGCAACAACATTAAATTCTGGTACAGTTTATCATGTAGCGTATCAAGTAAGTTCTGGAACAATAAGTTTACAATTTAACCCTAATGTAGAAAAAACTTATTATGACCCTACTAATTTTTATTATGCATTTTCTGTTTATAATTCAATGGCGTATGCTGCTATGCCAGCAACATTTCCAGCAATAACATACAATGATGCCACTTCTTTTAACCAAACAATATATTTAAAACAACAATAAAATGGCATTCAACGAAATATACTCAAAGAAATTAGATAGTGAAGGCAATCCAATATTAGTAGATGGGGACTTTGTAATGGAGTTAATCTCTAGTACTGAAGTACCTGACTTAGTAGTAGAACCAACTGACATAGTAGTAACTGATTTTAATAATAAAGAATCAGTACAAGCCTTAATATTAAAATTAAATAATTTTGTAAAGTAAAATATTATTAGTATATTTAGCTTATAAAAAAAGAAGATGAAAGAATTTAGTTTAGCAAAGAAATTTAACTGGGAGTTAGCTCATAGACCTATTCAGGCTCAGCCTATTATTATACCTACTCCTAAGATTAAGATAGTTGGTACAGATGTAGCTACAGATGGAAGAACCCTAGGTGCCAATCCTTTATTATTAGCTTCTTACTTACCTTACTCAGATAGTCAATCAGAAACATTTAAAAAGTATAACCCAAAGTTTTATTTATTTAGAGAGAAGTCTGCACAACAAAGTAGAAAAAAAATAAAAGGATCTCCAGGTGATAGATTACATATACAAAAAGCAAAAGCTTTTTATCACCCTACTCATTTAAATGGTATTAACTTTCCAGCTAATACTCCTATCTATGGAGGATCAGGTAGAACACCAATGCATACAGAATTTGACTTAGGAAATATTAATCCTTATGAATATAGTACATTAGGTTTTGTACCTTATGACTTTGTACAAGTTGATGGTCATCCTTGGAGACCAATGACTAGTGCAGACTGGGGAAACACTGTTGATTATTATAGATTTAGTGGTAAAAAAAATCCAGGAACAGGTGGTGATCCTATTCCAACAAAGTCAGCTAAAAGTATATTATTTAAAATAGCAATTGGTATTGATAATCCTGCAGGTAGTAAAACTAATCCTATATTGTTTGGAGAGCTTTCAGATACATTTAGATTACAACTTTTAGTAAGTGGAAATTCAACTAATCCACTTACTCCCAAATTAGCATATCACTTTACAATGCAATTACAATTATCATCAATAACAAGAAAAAGATAAATGAAAAAATTAAGTAAAATAGGGTAACTTCCATTAAGGCCCTGCTCACTTGAGTAGCCCCCATCAAGGTCCTGCCTTTATTAGGTAGCCCCCATCAAGGACTTGCCCTATTTTACACTTATTAAAAATAAAATATAAACAATGGATATAGTAAATTTTGATGCCCTTAAAGCACAAGGAAAAGTCTTACCAGCTAATGATGTTGATCTTACAGAAGATTACTTTCTTATAGGTAAAAGAAATGTACATTATAACACTAACTCTTTTAAAGCTACAGAGTATCCTATATTTGCTATAAAAGCTGGTGATGTTATAGGAGCTAATACTAAGTATAAAGTATATACTGCTAGATTAAGTCAATCAGGTATAACTGCTCCAGTAGCTTCTATCTTATTAGAAGATACTATAGGAGATGTTATTTGGACTTATAATTCAGTTGGAAGTTATACAGCTACTTCAGCATTATTTGATGAAGCTACAACAGTATGCTTTGTTACTTTAGGAAATTTTATATTTTCTCCAACTAGTATGGCAGCAAGTTCTAATGGTGTAAATAATGTTCAATTATATGCATATGAACCAACTACTGGTTTAACTGATAACTGGAGAGGAGCCACTATTGAAATAAGAGTATATAATTAATTTGGTAATTAAAAAATAAGTAGTATCTTTGTGATGTTACTTTTCATGATTGATTCTGTTTTTAATTGAACCCTTGGTTAATAACCAGGGGTTTTTTTCTATATATAAATAAATTTGTATATTTGCAATATTATAAGTATATTTAATCATTCAATATAACTTCATATTTATAACATGGAAATTGTAAACTTCCCAGCAGAAATAACAAAGCATGGTCTTCTACAAGGAGCACAGATTAAGACTAATGATGATTTATTACTTATAGGTAGAAAAGTAAACCCTTTAAGAAATGGCTCACAATACCAAAACTTTCCAATACTAGTAGAAGAATTTTTAACATTAGTAAATGCTATACAAGGTCCTCAAGGTCCTCAAGGAATTCCAGGCCCTCAAGGTGTACAAGGTGTACAAGGAAATCAAGGTGACCAAGGTATTCAGGGTATTCAGGGTGATCAAGGTATTCAAGGAGACCAAGGTATACAAGGATCTTCTGGTAACTCAGTAACTATATTAGGATCATATGCAGATTATGCTGCTTTCTTAGCTGGAGCTGGATCTATGCCTGGAGCAGCAATTGGTGATTCATGGATTTTATTAAGTGATGGTTCTTTAATGTCATGGAATGGAGCTGCTTGGTTTGATGCTGGAGATATTAAAGGTCCTCAAGGTGACCAAGGGCCGCAAGGAGATACTGGACCACAAGGTCCACAAGGAGATACGGGTGCTCAAGGTAATCAAGGTTCTCAAGGCATACAAGGTATTCAAGGAATACAAGGAGTCCAAGGAAATCAAGGAATAGCTGCTACAATAGCTGCAGGTTCTACAACTACAGGAGCTCCTGGTTCAAGTGCTACAGTAACTAATGTTGGAACAGCTAATGCTGCAATATTTAATTTTAATATACCTAGAGGTGATGTTGGTGCAACGGGGCCACAAGGACCTGCTGGACTTACTGGTTTATTTGCTCAAACTGCTGATGGCGGACCAGTAACAGCAACAACAGTAGAAACAAGTATAGGTGGAGCTGGAGTTGGCACTTTAAGTGTTCCTGCAAATGGGTTTCAAATAGGAGACAGTTTTACTTGTGCATTAGATGGATTAATATCTTGTTTAAGTTCATCAGAAATACAAGTTAGAATTAAAACATTAAGTGGTGCATTACTTGCTGATACAGGAATAATTGACTTATCAGCAGCAACTAGCAAGTCTTGGATATTAAGTTTATATTTTACTATAAGAACTTTAGGAGGTGCTGGAACAGCATCAATATCATCAGGTGGATTATTTTCTTACATTAGAAATGGAGGAACTCAATTTGAAGGTTATGTTTTAAGTACAGTTAATGCCACAACATTTGATACAACTATTAACAATACACTTGTGATTACTGTTCAATGGAATACTGCTAGTGCAGGTAATTCAATACTTTCAAGAAACTTTACACTTACAAAAATTTATTAAAATAAAATACAATGTCAATAGGAAACACAAAAGATAATGGTAATAAAGGAAACAATTTTCCTTACCAATTAGCTGTTTTACAGTTATTAGAACAAATTACTATTGCTAGTGGTGCTGGTACAGGAGTATCAGGATATACTGCAGCTATCACCGGTGTAGTAGCAACAGATATTATTACAGCACCAGGAGCTGGATTATTTACTTATGTATCTCAAATATTAGTAACTAATTCTCATGCTACAGTAGGAACATTAGTTACTATTCAAACTGAAGATGGTACAGGTTTATATGCAGGATATGCTGCACCAGCAGGTGGTGGGTTTTCAGTAACATTTAATGTACCTATAAAAATGCCAGTAGCAAATAAAAAATTACAAGCTATTTGTACAACTACAGGTTCAAATGTTTATGTATCTGCTTCTGGATATAAAGCTGCTTAACTATGGGAACTTTATTACTAATGGGAGCAGGTCTTCAGAGTATAATAACTGGACCAACTTATGACCCAGATGCTCAACTATTCTTTAATGCTCAGTTAGCAGCAGGAGTAATACTTACCCCTATTCAAATAACTGCAATTAATACTTTAGTTTTAGATTTAAAATCTGCAAGTGTTTGGAGTAAATTAAAAGCTGTTTATCCTGTGGTAGGTGGAACAGCTACTTCTCATAAATTTAACCTTAAAGACCCAAGAGATTTAAATATTGCATTTAGATTAACCTTTAGTGGAGGGTGGACACATAGTTCAACTGGTATGTTGCCTAATGGTACTAATGCTTATGCTAGTACTTTTTTAGCCCCATCAACTTCTTTAACTAATAATAGCACTCATTTATCTTATTATTCAAGAACAACAGCATCTGGTAATAATCAGGGTTCAATAGGTGTTTCAACTAATCCAGCATCATTACCTTTATTTACTCTTTATGGTAGAAGTCTCGGTAATATAGTATTAATGGATTCTTATAATTATCTTAATAATAGACTTGGTATTGTTGATACTAATGGTGCTGCATTTTATGTTAATAATAGAAATAGTAGTACATCTTTTACTGCTAATAGAAATGGAGCAATTATTGGAACAAATATAGTTGCAAATACATATGATATTACAACTTGTGTTTTTCCTATTACAATTGGAGCTTTAAACTTAAATGGAAGTGTCCTGCAATTTTCATTTTTTGAATCAGCCTTTGCATCTATTGGGGATGGATTAAGTAATGCTGAAGCAGCATCATATTACACAGCAGTACAAACATATCAAACAACATTAAGTAGACAAGTATAATGCAAATAAAAGATATAACAAAAGAGCAGTATAGTACCTATGTAGGACTATTAACTTTAGAACAAAAAGATTTATTAATAGGTCAGTTATATGCAACTGATAGTTATTTTAATCCTATACAAGACAATTCAGATAACTGGATTATTTCTGTAGAAGAAATAGCTTATTGTACTAATGAGCAATTTAATTGGATTAAGGATTTACCTTTAATTGTATATGTACCAAAACCATCTCCTGACTTTTTACAATAAATTAATTTGTATAATATATTAAAAATAATTATATTTGCTTTATAAACCAACTAATAAAAAATAACATGGAAAATATCACAACTGTAGAACCAATTGAAGAATCAGCATTATCTAGTAATGAGGCACAATTACAAGCAGAAATTGAAATGGCAAAAATGAAAAGAGCAGAAGCATGTGCTAAAGAAATTGAGCCAATTTTAAAGAAGTATAATTGTACATTCATAACAGACTTGCAAGTTACTGTAAATGGTCAACCAGTTAAAATAGGATTGAATCCTTTATAACAATTTAATTATGGCAATAGATACTGTAGTACTAGAGAAACATTTAAGAAAAACAACAATAACCAGTAATGTACTTAGTATATTAGTAGCTTTAATAGCCGCAATATCTGTAGGGTATGGTTTTTATTTTAAAACCACCATTACCCTTACAGAACATACTGAACAAATAAATGATGTTAAAACTAATATTAAAGATTTAACTGATGCAGTAAATAACTCAGCTGTGTTCCAAGGTGCCACACAAGAACAAATGAAAGCTGTTCAAGATCAAGTGATAGATGTAAAAAATTCACAAATAAGAATTGAAGAAAAGCTTGACAAGATCTTTTTAAGAACAAAGTAAACAAGTTTGTTTATTTATTAATTAATGTAGTCTGATTAATATTATGGAAATTAAAAACTGTTTACTTGAATCTGATGAATACTACAGTGAAGTCTATGAAAAAGATACTGTATTCATTCACCATACTGCCGGAAGCCATAGACCAGATTGGACTGTAGCTTGTTGGGAGCATGATAGAACTAAAAGCGGCCTAAGCTTAAAAGTAGCTACTGCTTATGTAATAGGTGGAATATCTACTAGAGATCCTAAAGATACTGTATGGGATGGTGTTATAGTAAGAGCTTTTGATGATAAGTTTTGGGCTCATCATTTAGGAACTAAAGAATCAAATAATTCTATATTAAATAAAAAATCTGTTGCTATTGAAGTATGTAATTATGGACCTCTTGTTTTAGGTAAAGATGGTAACTATTATAATTATGTAAAGAGTACTGTGCCAGCTAATATGGTTGTTAAGTTAGCTAAACCTTTTAAAGGTTATATGTATTGGCATGCATATACAACTAAGCAATTAGAAAGCTTAAAGTTCTTATTATTAGACATAGTAAAAAGACATCCTAAGATTGATCTTAAACAAGGATTAAGATTTATTCTTACTAATGAGGATTGTTTTGAATTAAATCAAGCTGCTGTTAAAGGTATGCCAGGTTTATGGACTCATACTAATGTAAGAAAGGATAAATCTGATATGTATCCTCATCCTCAGTTGTTAGAATTAATTAAATCCTTATAACATGAATTTAATGAAAAATTATAAAAAGCCAACTCCCTGGACCTGGAGAAAAGTTGGAGATTCTTTATTGGCTGTGGCCAGCCTATTTGGTGCAGGAGGCTTAATAGCTTTTGATCAATTAAAACAAATATACACAGATCATGAATTAAAAGTTATGATTGGGTCTGCTTTATTAGTAGGTATAATAGGTAAGTTTTTAACTAATTTTTTTACAGATGAAAAAGATAAATAAGATTATAGTATTATTAATAGTAATATTTTTTACACAGTGTGTAGCTACTAAAAGACAAAAAGATAATTTCTTATCTAAATACTGTGAAAGAAAAGATAGCATTGTTGTTGTAAAGAAAGACTCAGTAGTATATAAAGATTCTTTAATATATATTCCTACAGTAGTAAACACTCCTATCTATTTAGAAAACCCTTGTAAGCTACTTTGTGATTCACTTGGTAATCTTAAGCACTTTAGTAAGACAACAACTAAAGGAGGATTAAAGAGTACAGTTAAATCAGTAGGAAATGTATTAGTAGTTGAGTGTGAAACAGATAGTTTAAAAGCTAGAGTACAATGGTTAGAACATAGGATTACTCTTGACAAATACAGTCATACAGAAAATACAGTTAAAAAGATATGTGAGTTAGAACACAGAAATAAGTTTGATGGCTTTACCTTCTGGTGGTTTTGGATTACCTTTTCAATCTTGTCTATAATAGCTATTATAAAAATAATTAAATTATATTTTCATATTTAAATAAACCAAAACAAATGGCAACTAGAAAACCTTATGTAAAAGCAACTCATAAAATAGCTGTAAAGTATTTAAAAAAGTACCCAAATGTTAAAGATTATACTTTAGCAAAAAAGATGTATGATGAGAATAAAGAAATTTTTCTTAATTTTGAAACAACTAGAGGATTAGTAAGAAGGTTAAGACATCATTCAGCTAGTAATAATTCACTTAATACTACTTTTGCAACACCTTTGAATTATGATACAAGAAACTCTGAGATAAAACTTAAGAATAACTCTACTAAACTAAAGATATTCACCCTACCTACAAGTATAAAAAACATCTTATTTCTTAGTGATATTCATTTACCTTATCAAGATGATATAGCTTTAAATCTTGCTATTAAATATGGTGTTGATAATGATGTAGATTGTGTATGGTTAAATGGTGATATTTTAGATATGTATGGTGCCAGCTCTCATGAGAAGCTTCCTAACAATGCTATGATAACAGAAGAGTTCCAAGTAGCTCAAGAGTTCTTTACACAGCTAAGAGAGATCTTTCCTAAAGCAACTATCTATTATAAAGAAGGAAATCATGAAAGAAGATGGTTAAGATTGCTTATGAGAAAAGCTCCAGAAATTATGGGCTGTCCTGAGTTTGAATTACCTGTTATATTAAAGCTTGCTCAACATAAAATATTATGGATTGAGAATGAAACTTTAGCTAAATTTGGAGACTTAAATGTTATTCATGGTAATGAGTTTAGAGGTGCAGGTGGAATCAACCCTGCTAGAGCTTTATGGATGAGAGCAAGAGCAAATGCTATTGCAGGAGATAAGCATAAAACTCATGAAAATATTGAAACTGACTTAAACAATAATATTACTAGAGTTTATTCTGTAGGATGTTTGTGTGATCTTAATCCTCAGTATATGCCTTTTGCACATACTATATGGAATGTAGGTTTTGCACATATTAAAATGAACAATGGAGTAGCTATTGTAAATAATTATAGAATACATAATAACAATATATTATGACCTTCCTATTTAAAATCCGGATATATGATAAACATGAAAGACAATATTTCATGGATGGAGTAGAAAGAACTGAGCCTATAGATGGTAGTTGGTATAGGTTTGATTATTATATAGATCTTAATGCAGTAAAGGTTACTTCTTTTAGAGAGTATGTATTGTTTGATGGAGATAACCCGGTTAGATGTATTAAAATATTTTTAAGTGATGGAGATCATTTATATGGCTCTTATTCTATAGATAAGTTTGTAGAATTATTTAATACAGAATACAAAACTGTATACAGTGCTTGGGCTGAAAGCTTTGCAAGGAGTCCTTTAGAGGAGCTTTTCTTACCAGAAGTTTTACCTGATGATCCAGAACCTGAAGAAGAATCTGAGGATGAAGATGAAAATTAAGTAAAATAAATTTTGAAAGTTTAAAACTTTAAAGTATATTTGCATATAACTTTTAAAATTTAAACCAATGTCAGAAGAAACCAACCAAGAGACTGCAGAGAATCTTACCCCAGAACAACTGGAACAAAGAAGAACAAATCTAGTAAAATACTATGAGAAACAAGTCTATGTACTTAAAGCTCAGTTAGCATATGAAACTATGTTAGCTGATATTGAAGAACAAAGAGTTAAGAGAATGACCATGATCATGAGACAAGCTCAGATGGCTGCACCTCAACAAGAAGAAGAAGAAGAAGAACCTTCAGAAACACCTGCACCTCCTACTGAAGAACCTAAAGAAAGAAAATTAAAGAAAGCTTAATTAAATTAGTCAATTAAACCAACATGGCAAAAGTTAATAAAGTAGACAAGAAGGTCTCTATGGCCTTAGATGAGATTATTAAGTTTCAGATAATTACCTATTGTTATATAAATAAAATAACAATAAGTGATTCTGAGCTTAATTGTCTTACTCTTCTTGGTCTCAATGTAAAAGCAGAGTTATCAGATTTTTGTAATGCTTGTTGTGCTCCTGAAAATAAGGATAAAGAATCAACTCTATCTCATACTAAGACAATATTTAAGACACCTCAGACAGTAAGAAATTCACTAGCTAAGTTGGCTAACTATAATATTATTAGTAAAGATGGACTAGGTCATAATAAAACAATTGAGCTAAACAAAGATCTTAAGATTCAAACTGAAGGTAATATATTATTGGATTATAAACTTTACTGCATTGATACCCAAGAAAGCTAAGGATTTTAGAAAAGCAACTGCTGAAGAAACAGGTTATTCAGAAGAATTGATATGTTCAATATTAGACTTTTATTGGACACGTGTAAGAAAAGAGATCAGTGATTTAACATATCCAAGTATAAATATTCCCAGTTTGGGAACTTTTAAAGTAAAGCATTGGAAGTTAGATGAAGCAGTAGAGCACTATGAACAAATACTAGGAAGAATTGAAGGTAATTTTTCTAAGTATAAGATGGCAAAAGACATCAGAGATAAAGTAGAAAAGATAAAAACTATTAAAGAACTTAAAGCAGTAGAAGATAGTAGACTAACCAACAAAAAAGAAAAAAGAAAAAATGATAAACTTGAAAACAATATGGAAGAACAAAGCCCTAATATGGGAGGGGTTCAAGAACAAGATCTTCAAGAAGGATCTAGTAGAAGTAATATACAACAAGAGGAAAAAGATCTGTGATGGTTGCCCTCTTATGGATACTGTAGGAACTTCATGTATGATAGTAGGAACACAGCCTTGTTGTTCAGCATGTGGCTGTAGTTTATCTATGAAACTAAGATCACTTGAATCAGAGTGTGCACATCCAGATGGACCTAAGTGGAGGGGGGTTAGATTATGAGTTTTCAAAAATGCCCAATATGCAATGGATCAGGAAATAATCCATTCATGATAGAAATACCTAGAGAAGCTTATCCTTGTCCTACTTGTAAAGGAACAAGAATAATAAATGAACTAACAGGTCTTCCTCCAGTAGTAGTAGAAAAACATAGTATCTTTGAACCAGTAGAACCTTGTGAATCAGATATTCAGCACAAATGGATATGTAATATAATGGAAAATAGAAACCCAACTCAAAACTCAACTCAAGATGTCAGTAATATTTCAAGCAGAGAATCATAAGTATCAAAGTCTTGATCCTGATGATAGAATAGAATGGACTAGTGTAACTAGTTTTGTGGCTATGTTTAAACAAAAGTTTGATGCTGCTGCTCAAGCAATTAAGTCTTCTAAAAATAAGAAATCTAAGTGGTATGGTTTAGATCCTGAAGAAATAAAGGGTCATTGGTTAAGTGAAACTGATAGAGCTATAACAGCTGGATCTTGGTATCATGATCAAAGAGAATCTGATCTTATGAGTATTGATACTATACAAAGACAGGGGATAAATATCCCTATTATCAAACCAATATGGGAGGGTAAAATTAAGAAAGCTCCTGTACAAAGACTTACTGAAGGAATCTATCCAGAGCATTTTGTATTTTTAAAATCTGCAGGAGTATGTGGCCAATCAGATAGAGTAGAAGTTGTTAAGGATGTTATAGATATTGTTGATTACAAAACTAACAAAGAAATAAAACTAACAAGTTTTGTAAATTGGGAAGGTAAATCAGTTAAGATGTCTGGGCCCCTAGCTCATCTTGATGATTGTAACTATAATCATTATGCCTTACAACTCAGTATTTATATGTATATTATGTTAAAGCATAACCCAAGATATAAAGCTGGTAAACTTATGTTACATCATGTAATTTTTGAGAAAGAGGGTGAAGATAAATTTGGTAACCCAATTCCTTTAAAAAACTCTGAAGGTAATCCAATAGTTAAAACTGTTGTACCATATGAAACACCTTATATGAAGTCTGAAGTTATTGCAATGATTAATTGGTTAAATGATAATAAAAAATAATATGAAAGAGATAGTAGAATTTAACTTAGTAATGGAGAATAGCAAGATGAAAGAAGATCTTGGTATAGAGCATTTACAATTTGCAAGATGCTCCTTTAATATTTTTGATATCAGTTATTATAGAGAATCTTTAGATACTGATGGAGAAAAAGAACCTTATACAGTAATTATTCTAGAGTCAGGTTTAAGCTTATGTTTAGATGTAACTTATGGTGAATTTGATTATATTTACAAAAGCAAAGTATTACCTAAACCTAAAAAAATAAAAAAGACTACTAATGAGCAATGATGAGTTTCAACAATTAAATTTTTGGAAAGATGAACTAAAAATTTGTATAGAAAAAGACAAAGATGGCAAGTGTATAAGCTATGCTAAATATGAATTTGTAGATACTATAAAAGAAGACTTGTTCTGTACTAAACTAAATAAACTAAAAAATGATAAAACTGTTTGACCTAAGTAATGGAGTGATTATACCTACTGAACATTGTTACACAATAAAGTTCCTTAAGGATGTAATGGATGAATACCCTGAAGATTATATGGCCATATATGCTTATTTATTTTATATGACATGTCCTAATGAGGATCTTAATCCTTACTTTAACCTGCCAGAAGAAGAGAAAGAAGAAACAATACTTAAAGATGTAAATGCTAACTTCTTTTGTGAAGATGAATTAATTATGGAAGCATTAAAGAGATGTAAAGAGTTACATGAGTCTCCTACTTCAAGAGCTTATGTAGGTATTAAGATAGCATTAGATAACATGGCCCAGGTAATGGCTGAGACTAAACCTACTTTTGGTAGAGATGGATCTGCTACAGCTTTACTAAGAATAGCAAAAGATTTTGACAGTGTAAGACAATCTTACAAAGGAGTATATAAAGATTTACAAGATGAACAACAAACTAGAACAAGAGGTGGAGGCTCTTTAGCTTATGATCAATAAAGAAAATACTATGGAAAATTTATATGACTGGTTATTTCATTATAACCCTTATACTAAAGTTTGGAATGCTTTCAGAAGAGATGAGAGTAGCCAGTACTTTAATGGAGAATTAGAAAATGTATTAAGTTCAAAAAACTATAATACATTGATTGATATAATCCATAAAACTGGTGGAGATGCCAAGAAAATTAAAAAATTAATTAATGGATAAGTTCTTCTATACTGATATACCTACCTGGGATAATGGTACATGGACTACTACAAGTTTTGAAACTAGAACTGAGTTTAGAGACTTTGTATTGTCTGTATTTAAAGAACCGGGTAAATATGAGTTTGATGAAACTTCTATTGTCTTTAGAGAAGAAGCTAATAAATATAATGATTTTAAATTTTATGTAGCTGCTCCTGTAAAGAGTAAAGATTATATTACTTATTGGGATGAACAAAAAACTAGATGTAGAAAAGGGGTTATCTACAAGAATAAAGGAAAAACTTGGTACCTCACTAGGGAGTACTATATGTGGCTTAACTTCCTACCAATTAACAATAAAGAAATACGAAAGTTTTCTTTTCCTGATATTAGAGATGCTCAGTATCATATGGCTTTGTATGAAGTCTTAGCAGAATTATTTTATAAGCATGTAGCTATTCTAAAGAAAAGACAGATTGCTTCTTCATACTTTCATGCAGCTAAACTTATTAATGCTATATGGTTTGAAGAAACACCTATTTTAAAAATAGGAGCTAGTCTTAAGACATATGTAAATGATACTTGGAGATTCTTAAATGAATACAGAAACTTCTTGGATGATAATACTGCTTGGTATAGACCTATGAATCCAGGAAAAGTTCTTGATTGGCAACAGCAAATTGAGACTTCAGTACCTGGCCAAAATAGAAAAACTAATAAAGGTTTGAAAGGTGTGCTTAAAGGAACATCTTTTGAGAAGGATGCTACTGCAGGTGTAGGTGGGCCGTGTACTTATTTCTTCCATGAAGAGGCTGGTATTGCTCCTAAGATGAATGAGACTTTTGGATACATGAAGCCAGCTTTAAAATCTGGTATGATTACAACAGGTACATTTATTGCAGCAGGTTCAGTGGGTGATCTTGATCAATGTGATCCATTAAGAAAGATGATCTTACATCCAGAAGCTAATGATATATTTTATGTAGAGTCTAACTTGCTTGATGCTAAAGATACTTTTGGTAGATCTGGCTTATTTATTCCTGAGCAATGGTCAATGCCACCATGTGTGGATGAGTTTGGTAATTCTCAAGTAGAGGAAGCTTTAAAAATGCTAGATGAATACTTTGATAGAAAGAAAAAAGATTTAGCTCCGGAAGAATATCAATTAGAGTTGTCTCAGCATCCTAGAAATATTGAAGAGGCTTTTGCTACAAGAACTGTATCCATATTTCCTAGTCATCTGGTTGCTGCTCAGAAGAGAAGAATTGAGGAAAAAGAATATGTAACTGAATTCCTAGAACTTAACAAGAATGCTGATGGAACTTTTGTTGCAGAAAAAAGTAGAAAGATTCCTATTACTGAATTCCCTATCACTAAGAATACTGAAGATAAAACAGGTGTGATTGTAGTTTATGAGAGGCCTATTAAAGATGCTAAATGGGGAACTTATTATGCTTCTATTGACCCGGTGGCTCAAGGTAAGACTACTAGTTCAGACTCTTTGTGTTCTATTTATGTATATAAGATTCCTGTTGAAGTAACTAGAAAAGATGCTGCTGAAGTAACCACTCATATAGAACAAGATAAAATTGTAGCTTCCTGGTGTGGAAGGTTTGATGATGTTAATAAGACACATGAGAGGTTAGAACATATCATTGAGTGGTATAATGCTTGGACATTAGTTGAAAGCAATGTTCCTGGATTTATCACTCATATGGTTAAGCAGAGAAAACAGAAGTATCTGGTTCCTAAAGACCAGATGACCTTTAGAAAAGATATAGAGTATGTTAATTCTACATACCAAGAATATGGTTGGAGAAATACAGGTAGTATATTTAAAGCTCACATGCTTCCTTATCTTGTAGATTTCTGTAGAGAAGAACTAGATACTGAAGTTGGAGAAGATGGAAAGATATATAAAACTATTTATGGCATTGAAAGAATTCCTGATATAATGGCTATGGTAGAGATGCAACATTATAGAGATGGTCTCAATGTGGATAGGTTAATTGCACTAGGAGCATTAATTGCTTTTGCAAAAGTGCAAGAGGCAAACAGAGGAGTAATGAAAAGATTTGAAGATACAGGTAAAAAAAGCTTGGATAATTCAAAAAATTTGTATAAATTTACTAACAGCCCTTTCAGACATATGGGAAAGAATTCTGGAGGAACTGATAGAAGACCACCAAGAACACCATTTAAAAATTTAAAATAAAAAAATATGCAAGTTCTTAATGCAATGCAGATGAAGTCAGGCAAGAAAGCCGAGTATAATAGAATGGGTTCTATTACACAGCCTCTGCAGTTTTTATCAAAGAAAGATAAAAATCCTGAGTGGACAGCCTGGAATCTTGACTGGTTAGAGTGGAATGGACTTAAACAGATCAGAAGAAATGCTAGAAGGTTAATGAAAAACTACAAACTAGCTAAAGGTACTATTGATAAAACTGATTATCTTGTAGAAGCTGACAATGAGATGAGAGACATAGTTGACTCTTTAGCTCAAGAAGATGCTAGTGCTTTAGAGCTTAAGTTCTATCCTATTATCCCAAATGTGGTTAATGTACTAGTTGCTGAGTTTGCTAAAAGAAATACTAAGATCACCTTCCGTGGTGTAGATGAGTACTCTCATAATGAGATGCTTGAAGAAAAGAGATCACAAATTGAACAAGTCTTAATGCAAAAAGCTGAACAAAAGCTTATGGCTAAGATGATAGAACAAGGTATGGATCCTGAAGATCCTGAAGTTCAACAACAAATGGAACAACAAACTTCTCCAGAAGCTCTTAAATCTTTACCAGAAATACAAAACTTTTTTGATAAAAGCTATAAAAGTTTATGTGAACAATGGGCTACTCATCAGTTTAAGATTGATGAAGATAGATTTAGAATGGATGAACTTGAGGAAAGAGGCTTTAGAGATATGCTTATTACTGACCGTGAGTTCTGGCACATGAAGATGAATGAAGATGATTATGATATTGAGTTATGGAATCCTGTAACTACATTCTATCATAAGTCACCTGATGCAAGATATATATCTCAAGGAAACTGGGTAGGTAAAATTGAAATGTTAACCATTGCTGATGTTATTGATAAGTATGGTTACTTAATGACACAAGAACAATTAGAGTCAATAGAAGCAATTTATCCTGTAAGATCTGCAGGTTACCCATTACAAGGTTACCAAAATGATGGATCTTATTATGATGCTACTAAGTCTCATGAGTTTAATACTAACATGCCGGGCTTAGCCTACAGACAATTTGTATCTATGTATGATAACTTTATCTACAATGGTGGAGATATTGTTAACTGGATCATGTCAGAGAATGAAGATTATGCTCCTATGGGTGCAGCCTTTTTATTAAGAGCAACTACAGCATATTGGAAATCTCAAAGAAAAGTTGGACACTTAACTAAAATTAATGAAGAAGGTGAAGTAATAACTGACATCATTGGAGAAGAATATAAGATTACTGATAAACCTATTTATGATACTACATTAATCAAGAATAAAACTAAAGATAACTTAATCTTTGGTGAGCATATTGATTGGGTATGGATTAATCAAGTTTGGGGTGGTGTAAAAATTGGACCTAAT